ATAAATAAAATAGTTGAAAAGTATAGTTGATAAAGTTTAAATAATATAATTAATGAAATAGTTTGAAAATATATTATATTATTATTTAAAAAGGCAAAATTAATTATGTATATTTATTAAAATTAAAATTATGATTATAGAATTAACTGTTAGTGAATTGAATGATTTGTATTATTGTTTAGGTAAGGTGAGAGATATGAAAGATAAGATGATGGATGATAATGAAATAGATAGATTAATGGATATGATGAGGGATAGTATAATGAGTGAGGTATATAATGAAGATGAATTAGTATAAAATAAATATAACTGGTCACAATTAATTACTTATATTTACTATATGAGTAAATTAAAAAACACAACCAAAGATGTAACTGTAAGTGTTACTATTAAAAACAACAAATTAATAGATAACTACAAAGTACAACAGTACATAAACGAGTTAACCCAGTTAATACAATCACATATTAATAAGGGTAACTAGTAAATGGGGTGGGGCAGAGCCCCACTCATATATTCATGTCATAAAATTAAAACGTATGAAAATAATTAATGGTATCCTGAGTTCAGTATTAAGCGTAATTGCCCTGTATTTAATGTTCATTAAAGCCCAAACCAATCAAGATCTGATTATTGGGTTTGGAGCCCTACTAATGGCAATCATATTCATCTGCTTCATGATCATTGAGGAGCAGAAGGAAGACATCGAGCAATTAAGAAAACAACTGCATAGTAGATATAATAATAAAAAGAACAACACATATACTATTAAAGGTGGAGATGGTAGAACGTATATTGGGTATGGAGATGAATCACCAGCTGAATATCAACGCATGTTAAGAGAGGTAAGGTAAATAGGGCTAGGCAGAACACAATTCATATATTCATATCACAATTAAAAATTAAACGTATGGCTAAAAAGCAAACAACAACCAAGACAGCAACAACAAGTAAACCCAAGTACTACATCGTCCTAGATTCTGACATGGAGCTAGTATGTCAGGGAGAGTGGATCGATGTGAAGGATGCCCTCGAGGAAATAATGGAAGGTAATGATGATGATGGAAATTTAGAGATACTCAGCGATTTCAAATTATATGAATTAGGTGCTGGTAAGTCAATAAAATATATACCTCAAGTACCGGCTAGCGTAAGTTTGTAGGGCTATACGGTGGTACAAAAAGAGGCGCGCGGTAAAAAAAACCGCGCGTCTTTTAGTCGATCGCGGGTCGATAGCAGTCGATAGCGGATCGATGGCGGTATGATTGCGGTATGCTCCCACGCCAATTGCGGTCCATCGACGGGCGGGCAAAAAAATTTTTGTACTATGTATATTCACGGCAGAAACACACCTTTTCACCATCGACAGTATATACACATATACTATAACGTTACCGTCAACGCTACGTTGACCATAGACGTTCCCTCCGTCATCCCCATCCGTCCCTACGTTTGTGCGACGTTTGTCCCACATCGCGTTCCACGTTTTCAAAATAACCCCTTTTGCCCCCCTTTGCAAAGCCCTAAAATCTCCTCTTAACACATCTTTTTGGGCAAAACAAAGTATATATGTTTATACAAATAATTAAATCATGAATAATAAATCAAAAGCAGCATTGTACACATTATTTTTATTAATATGGGTAGGTGCCATTATCAAAGTAATAGAAACATACCCTAACGAATCAAAATATGTTTCAGCAGCCATGATGGTATTAGGTGGTATTTTTTGGTTATATAAACTAATATATTATATACTTGAGAATAAATAAAAATATGTATCGGTATGGAACATAAAAAATATATACCAGATTCATTAATGCTAACTAAAGAGGCATTTGAACAACACGCACGTAAATTACGTGAGGAGCGCGCTAAACAATTTGGAATGACACTAGAGCAATGGGATGCTGCTGTTGGTAGTGGTGCCGTATTGCAAATGCCTAGTGGAAGTAATGCTATAAACCCTTAACCATGATACACCATCACGATCCTTATAATCTCCCTCGTATTCCATTTGATCAATACGATAAAGATTATATTATGTTACCTCCAGGCCAAATCCATAAGGCTGATGCTTTCACTATTATTACTGAGGATGATGGCTGGGATTATGTATATTATCTTACTCGTCGTGTATCTTCTCCATCTATATTTACTTTCACCCCAGAATATATTTACGTTATGGTTAACGAAAGTATTCCTAATCAAGTGAAAATTGGGTTAACTACACTTACTCCTCAACAACGCGCTAAACAATTATCTAATACTAGTGTCGCTACACCATGGGAGGTTAAATTCTCATTTAAGTGCTTTCGCTCTCGCTTACTTGAGGCAGAGCTTCATGATTATTTTAAAGCTAATCGCGTTAGTGATAATCGTGAGATGTTTTATCTTGATGTACCTACTGCGGTTAAAGCTGTTAAAAAATTGGGTAAAAAATATTCTTTCTCTAAACTTAAAACTAATTAAAATGCTTAAGTTATCTTTTGGCAAAGTGGTACTTCTTTCACTTCATTTGGCTGTTTGGGTCCTCTTACACGTTTTTATCGCTCGAGTTACTAATTATTTAGTCAATTATGATGATGCTACGTCTATTATTGGTTTATTTTTGTTGTCTACTATTACACAAGCGTATGTGTTTGTGAAAATGTTTCGTCAAATGTTGTGTATATACGTAGGTACATATAATGTGAGTGGTCAATCAAAAGTTGACTAGGTTGGTTTTTGTAATATTTATACATGATGAAAACCTACAAAATTAAACTCGAAGATAAAGCTGCATTTCTAAATCGTCTTGAAAAAGTTGGTGTTGAAGTTGATAGCTACGAGATTACTGATGATAAATTAAAAGGTTATTTTACTTTTACTACTACTGATCCTGTTACGGATAATATGGTTAAAACTATTTTAAAACAATCTCCTAAAATTAATCAGATTAAGGAGATAATTCGCAGAATTGTTCGTGAAGAACTTTCAAAGTAAATTTGGAAGTATAACTTTTCTCCTGTAACTTCGTCCTACGGTTGGTTTGAAAAATGAAACGGGGATGAATGAAACGGATGGGTGGGAACGGAAAGAACCATATATTTATATATAAACATATATTATGAGATATAAAAATAACGTATTAGATAAACTTAATCAAGCAGATACTTTGGTTAATAGATTAGCTGTTCAAGTTAATAGAAATTTTCCTCAAAACGATATTCTTGAAACTCTTACTAAGTTGAAAGAACAAATTGAAACTACTCGTGAAATGGTTTCTGTTGAACATGATGATTTTGAAAAACAATTCGCTGGACAATGAGTATAGCATTTTGGGTTATAGCAATTCATGTAATTGAAATTTTCTTAATAGGTGGATTTTTACTTATTAGAAAAAACAATGCGCTTGAAAAAGTAATAGCTGATCAACAACAATACATTGACGCTGTTAGTATTATTATTAATGATTCAAGTGAAACTATTAAGAAGTTAGATAATCGTGGTGCTTTTGAATCTGATGATGAAGTTGGTACTTTCTTTCAAAATATAAAAGAAATACAAAACGTTTTAAATCAGTTCAATCTCCGTAAAAACTAGTTTGGTTACGATATTTTTTGTTTTTATATTGGATATTAAACATTAAATATCATGTCATATTACTACGAAGAAGATTTAGATACATACTTAGATAATGAGTTAGGTAAAGTTGCTCTTACTAAACGTGGTCAACCACGTAAACGCAAACCAAAAGAACCTCGAGTTTATTTTACAACGGATACTGAGGAAGCTATTATTGAATATTTAGCCTCTGATAATCAAGACTTTAGAAATAAGCTTTATAGAGACCGTATTGAATATGCTTTTTATAAATTAGCAGAAAATATTATTCATACATTTAAGTTTTATTACACTGATTCAGATACAATTGAGGAATTAAAACACGAAGTTGTAACGTTTTTACTTGAAAAGCTTCACCTTTATGATCAATCTAAGGGTAAAGCTTATTCTTATTTTGGTACCATTGCAAAACGTTACCTTATTATCTATAATAATAATAACTACAAAAAATTACAGGAACGTGCTGATGTAGAAGAAATAGACGAAGATAAAAATATAATGTATGAAACCGTTCGTGAAGCTGAAGAACAAGCTGATCCAAATACATTTATTGATCAATATATTCGTTATATAGACAAACATTTAAATAATTTATTTCCTAAATCTCAGGATGCTAAAACAGCAGATGCTATTATTGAATTATTTCGTAAACGTGAAACATTAGAAATATTTAATAAAAAAGCATTATACATTTATATCCGTGAAATGACGGACACTACTACCCCTCAAATTACTAAAGTTACTAAAAAACTAGATACTTTACGTACTAGATTGTATAATGAATATTATCAGCACGGGTATATAAAAATTTAAGAACACATATTTATTATCAAACGCGATTTATGGCTAATTTTGACGATATTACCCTGTTTGGTAACACGTCATTGTCCGATATATTTAAGCAAATACATAGAAATAATAAGGACACTGACAAACAAATTAATGATCTCATCGATACTTTAAAACCTCTTGCATCATCTAACGCGGGTTCTGCTGTAATGTTGATGCCTACCGTTAAAGATTTAATTGATGTTAATGTAAAAAATAACGAACAATTAATTAAAATGGCAGGTATTGCACAACGTGCTGCAACTGCTAATGGAAATTCATCACAAGATGCGTTCTTTGACCCATCTGAGATTCAACAATTAATTGACGAGCAACGTGTTATTCAGATTGAAGGTAATAAATTATTGGAACATACCGAAACTATTCAACATCAATTAGAAAATAAGTAATGATAATCAGAACAGGCTTATCCCAATTCCAATCATCTATATCACAGGGATTTCTTTCTGTTAGCTTACCTAATACCTCTACTAGTCAGGTGGGAAAAGTATTTGGCGTTGTTTTAAATGAAAATACACCTTCTAGAGAACAATTTGAAAGAGTAGGAGGTTGGAGTGGAATAGGAGCTATACTTTATAAAAATTATGATGCTTCTAAATCACAAGGAGAAGTAATTGATTTAAATCAATGTAATATAGCTTTACCTTTAGATCCTAATTTAAAAAATTATCCTTTAGTTGGTGAAACAGTATTACTTGTAGATGGACCTTCATTCCAATCCCAATTTAGTAATGCTGCTGGAAGAAAGTATTATGTAGGTACTATAAATGTATGGAATAATCCTCAACAAAATGCTCCTTATTCTACTACATTAGGAAAAACATTTGTTGAAAATTCTGATATTAGACCTCTTTTACCTTTTGAAGGTGATTATATAATTCAAGGAAGAAAAGGAGCAGGTATTAGGTTTGGTTCTACTGTTCCTCTTTATTCCAATATAAGTGAGTGGAGTAGAAATGGAAGACCTGATGGTGATCCTATTACTATAATGGTAAATGGATATATTACTACAGATACAGGTTCTTTAACTCCTAATATTGAGGAAATTAATAAAGAGATGTCTTCTATTTATATGACATCTACTCAAACAATTCCTTTAATACCAGGTGCTTCTATTATAAACCCAATTAATTCTTCTTTAGAACCTAGACAATATATTTTTCCTCAAGTAATATTAAATAGTGATAGAGTTACTATTAATTCTAAAAAAGATGAAATTTTATTATTTGCTAAAACTGATGTTGAAATAAGTTCAAATAATTTTATTAATTTAAATGCAAGTAATTATATTCATCTTAATATAGAAAGTAAAAATCCTAACTCTAAAATATTGTTAGGTACAAAAGTTGATAATACAGTACCTGATGAACCTGTATTATTAGGTGGTCAAACACATGATTTATTACTTGAAATGTGTAATACATTAAGAAGATTAGCAGGGTATTTAGCAAATGCAAATGCTGTAAGCTCGGATGGTGCTATACCTGTTATCTCAGTTCAAGATGGAGCAGATCAATTACTTAATGATGTAAATAATTTAATTAATAAATTAGGAACAATTCAATCTGAAAAAGTATACACAGTATAATGGCTGAAACTATAACACCAAATACAACCCCTCCACAACCACCTACTCCAGGTAATGTATCTGCTTTAGTTTCTCCTGATATAATAGCTAACGTAAAAGCATCTCAATCTCCACAATCATTTGGAGATCAATTAGCTAGAGCAGCAGTAGCAGCAGGAACAAATGCTGCTTTAAATTCTACTATAGCAAGATTATATAAACAAAAAGCTGATTTAATTAAGGAAGGAATTACCTTAGATATAAACCATCAAAGAAAACTTAATCAATTAGAAAAACTCCATACTCCTGCTAAACAAGTAATAAATGGTCAAGTTTACGATATACCTCCTCAGTTAAATAATGAAGAATATGAAGCTGCTGTAAAAGCAGAAGATATAAATTATGCTGCTGCTAAAGAAAATTTAGCAAAAAGAAAAGATGATAACCAAAAAGATATAGATGATTATTTAGCTGATCCATTTGCTAAACAAAGAGAAAAAAGAAAAAAACGTAAAGAAGCTAGAAATAAAGCTAAACAAAGAACTAGAGAAGAAAAACAAGATGCACGTAAACAAAGAAGAAAAGCAGTTCTTCAAAATGCTAAAAAAACTTTAGTACCTATTTTAACACTTTTGTTAACAAATAAAATAGCTGAGGTAATTTCACAAAATGATAAAATTCAACAATTAGTTGATGAAGCAAACATCATAATAGCTGCTGCTAATGAATCTAATAACCCATCTCAGCTTGAAAATGCTAAAGTTGTTAGAAATAATGCTATAACTGTTATTCAAAGTAATGAACAAAAAATAATCAAAATTAATGAACAAATACAAAGAATAACAATTTATATTACCATATTTAGTACAGTAGTTTCTATTTTATCTTCAATCCCTATTCCAACATCTGTCCCACCAGGTATTGGTATTCCTGTAAATGCTATTACTAAAATTATAGTATTATTAGAAAAAGCTAATAAAATAGTACTTGCATTAAGCGCATTATTACCAACAGTAATAGTTAGTTTAGAAAAAGCTATCCAAATATTAGAAGAACTTAAAGCACAGTTACTACCTATAAACGGTGAATTGGAATCAAAGTTACCACCAGTTCCAGTTAGGTTTGGAACAGATTATCCTCCTTATAAAGGATTTAAATTTGCTCTAAGAGAAGAAAATAATCCACGATTTGTAGTAAGAGGTAATAAACGTCATTATGCTGTTGCTATTAATAAACAAAATATTGAACAACTAAAAAGTGAACCGTCATTTACGTTAGATCCAAATGATTTAATAGAACAATTAAAATTAGTAATAGATCAACAAAACTTGCAAGGATAAAATATTTATATATATGAAAGTACAAGCATTTAAACAAATTATTAAAGAAGCTGTAGCTGAGGCTGTTCGTGAAGAATTGTCTGAACTTTTATCACAAAAACCACAGTTAACTGAATCTAAAACAGCGACATTTACTAGTACTAATATTGCTAGTAATGGTGATGTTCGTGCACAGTTGCGTAGCCAAATGGGAGCCATGTTTGGTTATAATCAACCTGCTTCTAACAATGAATTAAAAGTAATTAACGCTGTTGATCCATCTACTGGTGATAAAGTAAATCCATATTTAGCATTTATTAATGATGCTGCTAATAATATGACTGCACACGATAGATCAGGGCTAAGACAATTAGATTAATATGCCAATACCTCAAACAGTACGTGTTAATCCACTAGATCTGCAAGGAAACATTGCTATTGGGGTATCATTACCTTTTAATGGTCCATCAGGTCCATTTAATAGCACCTATAGTACACAAACTCAAATTAAGTCTAATTTACTTAATCTTTTACTTACTAATAAAGGTGAAAGAGTATTTAATCCTGAATTTGGCGCTGATTTAGGAAGAACATTATTTGAAGGTATAAATGAAGATATAGTGACTACTATTACAGATTTAATTAATACTAATGTAGAAATATTTGTACCTGAAGTAAAAATAACTAATGTAATAGTAGATTTAAATACTCCTGATAATAATGCTGTATCTGTTGCAGTTAACTATAAAATTAAAATTTCAGGAACATCAGATCAAGTAACAGTACAATTTATATAAAATGGCAGATAATAGTATATCATATTTAAATAAAACATTTCCTGAGTTTAAGGCTAATTTAATAAATTATGCTAAAACTTATTTTCCAACTGTTTATAATGACTTTACAGAAGCAACCCCAGGTAATTTATTTATTGAGTTAGCTTCTTATGTTGGAGATGTATCTTCATTTTATATTGATACTCAAGTACAAGAAAATTTCTTACTATACGCTAAAGAAAAAGAAAATTTATATGCTTTATCTTATATGTTAGGATATCGCCCTAAAGTTTCTTATGCCGCTAATACATTAGTTGATATATATCAATTAATTCCTACTTCAGGTTCAGGAATTAATTTAGTACCTGATTATAGATATGCCTTAATAATTCCTGAAAATACACAGGTTACTTCTAATACTAATAATGTTAAGTTTTTAACTACAGATAAAGTTGATTTTAGAGATACAGGAAGTATGGAAATTACTTTTGTAGATAATAATTATTTTTTATTAAAAAAATCTGTTAAAGCTATATCTGCTGAAATTAAATCAACTACTTTACCTTTTACTACTCCTGAGAAATTTTCTACTGCTGTTATTTCAGATACAAACATATTACAAATATTAGACGCTACTGATACTCAAGGAAATAGATGGTATGAAGTACCTTATTTAGCACAATCTTCAATATTTGATAAAGTTGAAAACCCTAATTCTGGAAGTGATGGAGTACCATATTTAGTTACTTTAAGAAGAGTACCTCGTCGTTTTGTTTCTCGTTTTTTAACTGATAATACACTTCAACTTGAATTTGGAGCAGGGATATCCAATTTACCTGATAATAATATTATTCCTAATCCAGATAATATTCAACTTGGATTAGTACCAGGTATATCTAATTTATATAATAATTTTAATCAAGCATCTGTATTTTTTACTCAAGAATATGGGTTAGCTCCAAGTAATGATATTACTGTAAGATATCTTATTGGAGGAGGAATAACATCAAATGTTCCTACAAATGCTTTAACTACTATAGATAAAACAACTGCTTATTTCCCAAGTGGGATTACAGGGGCTTTAACTACTACTATTATAGATAGTATAGCTTCAACCAATCCTATAGTAGCATCAGGTGGTAGAAATGGAGATCAAGTTGAAGAAATTAGAAATAATGCATTTTATGCATATCAATCTCAGTTACGTGCAGTAACTAGAGAAGACTATATGGTAAGAGCATTGTCTTTACCTTCTAATTATGGTTCAATAGCTAAAGTATATGTTACACAAGATGTTGCTCGTGAAGCATTAGCTACACCAACAGTAGCAACTACTGAAGAACGTAATCCTTTGTCTTTAGATATGTATGTCTTAGCTTATAATAGTGATAAACAATTAACTTCACCATCAACTACATTAAAAAACAATTTAGCTACCTATATTAATGAATTTAGAATGGTAACTGATGCTATAAACATTAAAGATGCCTTTTATATTAATATTGGAGTTAATTTTGATATTGTAATAGCTAGTGGGTATAGTAATAATGATGTTGTAGCAAACTGTATTTTGGCTTTACAAGATCATTTTAATATTGAAAAATGGAATATTAATCAACCAATTATACTTGCTGATATTACATCTCGTTTACTACAGGTTAAAGGAGTACAAAATGTTATTAAAGTTGAAATTATAAATAAACAAGGAGGAAATTATTCCCCTTATGCTTATGATATTCCAGGAGCTACTAGAATGGGTAATATTTATCCTTCAGTAGACCCAAGTATATTTGAAGTAAGATTCCCAGATACAGATATTCAAGGAAGAGTTGTACCATTTTAAAAATTATGAAGTATGAATTTAAATAAATTAAAAGGACACGTACCAGACACAGTAATTGCCCAAATTCCTGATGTAATGACTAAATTTGGTATTGATACACCAGTTGAATTAGCACATTTTTTAGCACAATGTGGCCATGAATCAGGTGGGTTTAGGGTTGTAAACGAAAATCTTAATTATTCTGCTAAAGGACTTATGGGTATATTCAAAAAATATTTCCCAACCCCAGTATTAGCTGAACAATATCAACGTAAACCTGAAAAAATTGCCAACCGCGTTTATGCATCTCGCATGGGTAATGGTGATGAGGCTTCAGGTGAAGGATTTAAATATCGTGGACGTGGGTATATTCAATTGACAGGTAAACAAAATTATACAGCATTTGGTAAAGCAATTGGTATTGATATTGCTACTAATCCTGACTTAGTTGCTACTAAATATCCATTATTATCTGCTGCTTGGTTTTTTTCTAAAAATTGCTTAGCTAAATGCAAAGATGCTTCTGATGCGTCTGTACTTGCTGTTACTAAATGTGTAAATGGTGGTACTATTGGTTTAGCTGATCGCCAGAAACACTTTAAAGAATATTATCACTTATTAGCATAAAAATAACAAGCAATGGCTGTATATAAAATATTTCCTGAAAAAAGTGCTACACTTTTCTCATATTATCCAACTTTAAATACTGGATTAGATGAGATACTAGAACTTAGTACTTTTGAATCTACTGATCTTACTAATGAAGTATCACGTATTTTAATTCAATTTCCAAGTGATGAAATAAGTGATATTATAAATAATAAAGTAAGTGGAGCAGCTTTTGATGCTTATTTAAAATTATATTTAGCCGATGCTACTAGCATACCATTAAACTATACTGTATTTAGCCACCCAGTAGCTTCTAACTGGAATATAGGAACGGGTAGATTAGCTAACTCACCTATCACAACAGACGGAGTTAGTTGGGGATATACACAAGAAAGTGGAAGCGGTGTTTGGTTTAATCCATCGTCTTTCCCATCAGGCCAAACAGGATCATATCAATTTGGTTCAAATATAGGAGGTGGTTTATGGTGGACAGGATCACAATATGTGTCTTCTCAGTCATTTGATCGTATTAGTTCTAAAGATATTGAATTAAAAGTAACTAATACTGTTAATGCATGGAATAGTAGTTCTATTTCAAATTATGGATTTATTCTTAAACATAGTAGCTCAATAGAATTTACAACTGCTTCCAAGTTTGAAACAAAATATTTTTCAGACACTACCCACACTATTTATCCACCTGCATTAGAAATAAGATGGAATGATTTTTCATATAGTATTGGAACATTACAAATAATAGATTCTGATTTATATGTTACTAGTTTAGGTAATAATAAAAATTCATATCAACAAGACTCAGTACAACGTTTTAGAGTTAAAGTTAGAGCAAAATATCCACCTAGAACATTCCAAACATCTTCATTTGGATATGCTTTAGTAAACTATGCTTTACCATCTTCTTCATATTGGTCAATAAAAGATTTGGATACTGAGGAAATTATCGTAGATTATGATACAACGTATACCAAAATTAGCTGTGACCAAAGTGGCAGCTACTTTGATTTATATATGAATGGACTAGAACCAGAAAGATATTATAAATTATTATTTAAATCAGTACTAGATAATGGTGAGGTAATAGTATTTGATGAAAATTATTACTTTAAAGTTATAAGATAATGTCTCAAATTCCTATAGAAAAACAAGTATTTGATAAAAATCAATTTGGTAAAGTAATTGATACGGAATTTACTCAATTATTAAATCAACAAACTGAAATTCCAACCCCAACATTTACTTTAGATGATTTTTTTACTCTATATGACCAGTTATTTTATCAAATACCTAAAGAAGGAGATGCTAATTCACATAGATATATTTTACAACGTGAAGCAGATTATCTAGGAGTAATAATTGATCAAGATGATATTCAAGCATTACTTGATGAAATAACAGCATTAAGACAACAAGTATTAGATGCTCAAACAGCATTAAACGAAATAAACCAAGTTAGACAGTAATGGCTAATAATATTAAAATAGTAGGTAATATAATCAATACTACAACAGTTTCTCGTTATTCTGTAGAAGATACTAATTTAATTGCTTCTAGGAATTTACAAGAAGATTTTGGTGGTACTAATGATTATATTGAATACTATGTTTATGACATAGCAGGAAATCTTTTAAATATCAACTATAATTATGTTGATTATAAACTTCCTTCTACTAATGGATTAACTCCTGCTGTAAGTGATTTTCCTAATACTAGAGGTGAAATTCAAACTACAGATGTAGGAATTGATTCTACTTTAGCTCCTCAAACTAGTTCATTATTTCCTATTATCGAAATTGATCCTGTTAAGGATTTACAAGATTTAGGATATACATCAGGTGAATTTTCTGTTAGATATAACTTTTTTCAAAATAAAGTATCTAATTTTATTGAACAAAGTTTATTTGTTAAAACTATTTCTCAAGATAGAACAGAAATAGCGTTAGCTTCTACTACATTAACAAATCAACAAATTGAAAGTGCTTCTTTAGATCTAATAAATAAAATTAATGATACTAATTATTATGTAGACTATTTATTAAATTTTGGTGATAATACACAATATGTTGCTGTTAATGTTGCTTTAAATAAAGACCCTGGAGGATATGAAATATTATTCAAATTATATCAGCCATTACCAACAAGTGTACAAGAAAAACAAACATTATGGGTTGTTGAAGAGCAAGTTAGTCCTTATATATTTGATATTAATTTAGATACTCTAGTAACACCTCCCTCCCCTCTACAGTTAAGAGGACCTAACTTTAACATACAAATTGAAAATCAAGGTACTGTTGCTACTTCATATGGTAGTTATGGTAATTTAATTACTAATTTAAAAACATTACAAAGTTCATCATATAATCAAATTCAAAATTTATTAGTATCACAAAGTATTGATATTAATGTTGATTATACAGACTTTAATAATTTTGTATTTTTTGGATCTGCTGAACAGCGTGTTAAAAATTTCTATACTAAAGTTAAAGAAATTGAGGATTATAATAATTTTATTTCAACTTATACTCCATTTATAGCTACAACAGCAAGCCTACAAACTACAATAAATCAATATTCATCTAGTATTACAAATATTATTCGTCAATTTGATGGATATGAAACATATTTGTATTACGAATCAAGTTCATATGCTTGGCCTAAAGCAAATCTAAACAAACCATTTGTTTTATTATCAACTGGATCTGCTACTGTTCAAACATGGTATAATGCTTTAACTGGGTCTGCAGAAACATATGATCTAGAAAACTATGACAATTTAGAATATTCAGTACCTGCCTTTATTAAAGATGATGGTAATAACCAACCTTTTTTAACATTCCTAAATATGGTTGGTCAGTATTTTGATAATATTTGGATTTATATTAAATCTATTACTGATGTTAATTTAGCAAATAATAACTTAGAAAAAGGTATATCTAAAGATTTAGTATATCAGCAATTAAAATCACTAGGAGTTAAGTTATATAATAGCCAAGCAGGTAATAGTGTAGCAGATTATTTGATAGGTGCCAATACTGGTAGTAGTATATTTGATAATAATTTTACAATTACTGGTAGTTATTTAAATAATATACCACGAGCTGATTTAGTAGCAGAATTATATAAACGTATTTATCATAACTTACCTTTACTATTAAAAACTAAAGGTACAGTTGCTGGTTTAGACTATTTAATGACTACATTTGGTGTTCCAAACCGAACTTATTATACAGTAGGAAGTAGTTCATTTTATACCCCAACAGGTAGTGCCATCACAGCTAGTATTTTAAATGTTAAAGAATTTGGTGGTGATCTTAAAGCCAATTTAATAAAAGGATATAATACAGAAAAAGTAAGACTTATAACTAATACAATTACAGGTAGTGTACTATCATCTGAATTAAGTTTACAAACATTTCCTACAGCATCGTCTGCGTTTAGAGAAAATGATATGCATTATGTTGACATATCATTTAGCCCTGAAACTCAAATGAATACTTATATTTCAGGTGCTATTGCCTCTTATAACCCAACCTGGAGCTTAGATAATTACATAGGTGATCCTAGACAACAATATAGTAGCTCATACCCAGATTTAGATGCTCAACGCACTTTATATTTCGAAACAGGTGTACCAGGCTATCCTGGATTTACAGGTTCACTTTTAGATTATAATGGGTTTATCAGATTAATTGAATATTTTGATAATTCATTATTTAAAATGCTTGAAGATTTTGTTCCTGAAAGGGCAAGCCTATCAACAGGTGTAACTATTACCTCCCCAGTACTAGAAAGAAATAAAGAAGTTTATTCTGTTCCTACTGCTACTAAAGAAATTGTTAAAGAAGCTAATTATGAAATTGGAGAAATAACTCCACAATATGGTCAACTTTATGCTGCTTTACAAGGTAATAAAATGCCTTTCTTTAATGGTGAATTAAGTGGAAGTGTTATAGATATAAATCAATATTTTGAAGATGATTTTAATCCTTATGATGGAGATTGGACTGTCTATAATGCTCAAGCCCCTGCATCAGCAAGTATAAATTTTAATACATTCTTACATTCTGATTGGAACGTTTTATTAAATAATGTTTCTCAAAGTGTAACTTCATCGATTAGAAAAGACATTGAGTATATTTATGGTACTACAGGTAGTTTAACAAGTAGCGCCGAATTACAGGATTCTTATTTAACTTTAACATCCTATAATACCTCCCGTTATGATGGTTGTAAAGTAACCAGTTTAACATATAATAATTATACTACTTCTTCTTCAGCATGGCCTGGGGATGATTCATATGGTAAAACAGCTGCTATTGATCTTAATTCATATAAAGTAGCTTGGGTTAAAAACATACCATCTCAAAGTTTAAATTTCTATGATAAAACATCTATTAGTTTAAAATATTTAGTAGATGCTACTAATAATTTAACTGAATTATCTAAGGGTAATCTTAATTTACCTGAAGTACAAAGAATATTCCAATCAGGAGATCCAGTAATATTATCTATTTCTGATGTTAAAGTTCCATCAAATCAAACAACATTAGATGGTACTAAAACGATTTGGAAAGGTGGATATTCTTATGATCCAATATTATTTAGAGAAAATAATGAAACATTAGTTTTTACACATGATACTCCTATAAGTTCATCTTTAGGTAATTTAGGTATCAAAGCTTATATGACTAGTAATTACTCATATGAAGCAAATTCTACAAATGGTACACGTATTAATCGTCCCCCATCATTAACTTCTGATTACACTGGAGGAGCTTTAAACTATAATGTTTATAGATATAAAGCAAACGGGAATGTTGAAGGTGGTCCAATGGCATATGCTATATACAACTATAGTGGAACAGGAGGATGGAAATATTATAGTGCTCTTTTACCAAGTGGTCAACCAAATAATAAAATAAATTTTGCTGTTCCTGGAAATGGATTACTAACCCCAACAATTTTTTCTTTATATCAATATGGAGCTAGTACTACTACTTTTGCTTATGCCTTTAATATTTTAGATTTTAGTAATACTAGTTTAGGTTATAATAATGAACCTAACCCAAATACATACTATCAAACCTCAGATGGGCAATATTATTATAAAGTTCCAAGAGGTGGTACATATAAAATTAAAGGAAAAATACCATTTACTTATAAAATGAGTGTAGCATCCAATAACAATAAAGGAGTTGGATTTAAAATAGTAGGTATAGCAGAAAAATATACAGGAAATGGTAATATAAACAATGATAATAGTTGGACATATTTAGGAGAAACAACTATTAGTAGCCCAACTGTTCAAGGAGATCAAGGTACCCCTCCATATTACAATAGTAATTATAACTTTGTATTTGCAGCAAATGGTACAACAGGATTTACTTCTTTTGATTGTGATTTAGATATTACTGTTTCTTTGAATAATAATGATCTAGTAAGATTTCAATTTTATATTATAGATATAAATAACATGTTTGGTTTACCACCAGCATATGGAGGATTTAATTATGGAGATGGAAATGTGTTTGATATAATTTTCTGTTTTGGAAAACCTACTACAATTAATACATTTCCTGTTACTGCAGTAAGTGATACTTATTTTGAAATATTTGATACAAGTACACAAGTTACAAACTATATATATACTTCATCATATCAGCAGATCCCTTCATTATTTACAACTAGTTCAATAAATACTTTATTATTTAATCCTTCTGCTAGTTATTTATTTACTACATCTTCAACCTTCACCCCAACTACTCCTACTCAAAATCTTTATTCCCCAGTAGTAGATCAGTTTGGATTACAAAAATATGATTTATTGAGAATAGGATCCTTTACTTCTCCTGCTTCAACATATTACGAAGTATTAAATGTAAGTTCTTCTACTAATGGTGTTTATGTTACTTTAAGTAATAATATTGATACTGGATCTTTCTTATCAGATGTAGCTCAAAATTTTGCAATATTTAGACCTAAATCAGATGAAACATCTGTAATTATAAACTTTAAAAAACAACCAGGAGAGGTATCACAAACTATATTGGTACCTAGTGATGCTAGTAGTACTATTAAAGCTGCTGTAGGTAATATATTTAAAACCCTTAATCCTGATCTTCAATAATGGCACAAGATTTATTTTATATAGCAGCATCTTCATCATTAACCTTAATTAAGCCTAATGAACCTGCTCCTCATATATGGAATAATGTTTCTTCATTAGAAATATCAGGTAGTGCTTATGGTGCAACTGTTAGTGGATCTAGTGTTAGTGGATCAGCAACCACAATTCGAATTTATGCTTATAGTGGTAGTACATTACTTGTATCATTTCCTTTAGAAGAAACAAATTTATATTATGAATTTCCTGATTATAATTTTAATTCTTCTGTATTTTCCCCAACATTCACTTCTTCTGTTTCATATATTACATGGGATTTTACAATAAATTATGTCAATCCACCAGAAGCAAGCGGTAGTGGATGTACAATTTATGATTCATCTTCTGCTATTTTATATTTATCCCAATTTTCAGAATCAAATGGAGGTGGATTTCCTTTAATATCAGGGAATACTTATTCTTTTACTGTATCAGGAAGTGGAAGCTATGATGCTTATTTATATCTTAATGATATGACATCAGGATCAAATATATTTTCAATATCGGCATCAAACTCTTATATATCTGCTTCTTATACACCTGTAGCATTTCATGATTATCAAGTAACTTTTTCTGTTTTAGGCCCTGCTCCATAATTAAAAACATAACTTTAACATATTTATAGTATATACAACAAATAATTAACAATGGCAATATTAAATCCTACAGTAGTAACCGTAGATGCAATTTTAACCACGAAGGGCCGCGAATTATTGGCTCGTAATGACGGTTCTTTCCAAATTACACAATTCTCACTAGCAGATGATGAAATTGATTATACTTTGTACAATCCAAATCAACCATCTGGATCTGCGTTTTATGGTGAAGCAATTGAAGCTATGCCAATTATTCAGGCATTTCCTGAAGATACGCAAATTATGCGTTATAAATTAGTAACACTTCCACGTGGTACATCACGTCTACCTGTTGTTAGTTTGGGTTACAATACTATTATATTGAAACAAGGTGCTTCATTAACAATCACCCCACAAACACTTAACTACTTAGGTGCTACTTCAACATTTGAAGCTAATGGATATGTAGCAACTATTGCTGATATTAGATTGTTGTCTTCTTTCCAAGGTACAGGTATTACTACAACTGAAGTAACTGTTGGAAATGCTGCTTCATTAAATACAACTACTGGTACTGTATTATCTAAATCAGAAATTGGTACTTCATTTACTTTAACTGGTACTACAGTTAATACATTGTTTGGTTCTACATTAACTACTTTAGCTACTACAATTACTGTAGTAGGTAGAGATAGTGGTGCAAGAGTTACTATTCCTCTTAATATTCAAAAAGTATCAACTATATAATTTAAAATAATTTAACAAATGTCATTTGTAAGATATAACCCAGAAGATTCAGTAATTAGTGCCGAAAGCGTAGTTAGATCTATGTGGACAGGAGATACCTATACTTTATCTACTTTCTTTACTGCTAGTGGATATACTGAATATTATTTAGATACCTATAATGCTAATCCATCTACTTCTGGTTCAGAAGTACAATTTGATATTCAATACGGTCATATTGCAGGATCTGGATCTGTACCTATCAACCCATCTGTTCCTGGATATTCGCCATCACGCATTATATATGGTCAATATAGGAATTTAGTTTATGGCACTGAAACTGAAAACTTTAGCTTTGATGGTGGTACTACAACTGCTAATCAAATTTATATAATCAATATTGCTCGTTCTCGTTATAAAGAATCTATCCAACCAGGAACATTTAATTTAACTTTAACAAGCGGAAGTGCTGTTATTAAATTAACTGATGATAGTAATACTACTTCATTAACTCGTTTTATTGGAGAAAACAGAGTATTCTATATTATTAGTGGTAGTAATGGTAATGCTTATACTTCTAGTGCTGCTACAACTCCTTATTATGGTATTATGTTACCTGATTTAGGATTTGTTGTTTTAGATGCTTCTGGTTCATTAACACCATATATTCAGGCAGCTAATTTATCCACCTCTTCTGCCCAATATAATCATTTAAAATTATTTAATGCTATCTCAGCTTCAGGTGCAGCAGGAAATGGATTTCAAGCTCAATCAAATGAAACTGTTTCTTCACGTTATTTCTTTACCCGTGTTAAAAATAGTGATTTTAACTATACAACTAATCCATCTATTATAGATGCAAATGGTAACTTATTATATACTACATTGATTAACAACCCACAAACATTTATTACAACAGTTGGTATGTACAATGATAATAATGAGTTGTTAGCTGTAGCTAAATTAAGTAAACCATTAGTTAAAGATTTTACTAAAGAGGCTCTAATTAGAATCAAATTAGATTATTAATGCATGTCTTCATTCAAACAATTAAGCAAAGCAGATGTAACTTCGGTTTCGTATGCTGCTAATAAGCAGTGGACGTTACCATTTTCATGTCCTTCACTTAGCAATGGTTATTTTAATATTTACAAAGGTACTTTCATAACAGGTACTTTTGCTTTAAATAATTATTCTACTGATCCTGTTACTAATGGTCAATATGAAAGATTAGTTTACGATTCTATAAACCATTTATTTTATCAAAAATTTAGTGGTAGTTTAGATACAGGTTCATTAATGTTTAATGTTACAACTTATGAATTTGCTTCTCAACAACACCCAACAGGTGCTTATTTTGATTATAATACTAATCCTCTTTTATAAAGTATTACCTAATTCATTTGTTTTATCTTCATCAGCATATTATATTACAGACGATGGATATGGAAATTTATTTGGTAGTGGAAGTGCACATGTAGGAAATATATTTTATGCCCATGGATTAGCTATTATAACTAATCCTGACTATCAAAATATGTTCCCTTTACCTCCTTTAGCTTATAATGATATTGCTACTTTTCTTACATCAGATACATCAGTTAAAAATATTCCTATTTTACAAAATGATGTTTCTAGATCCTGTGCTTTAGATACAGGGTCTGTTATTTTATCTGGTAGTAATTCTGTTTATTATACTGTTAATTCAAATGGTACTATTACACTTAATACATCTGCTTCTGGTAATTATGATGTTTATTATACTGTAAATAGTTTATGTGGAAATGGATGTAGTTTAACAAGTAATAAAGCTAAAGTTGAAGTAAATGTTGTAGCAGTAAACCCACCTCCTTGTATCACAGTTGAATTTTATGGTGGTAAACCAGATCAAACGTTCTGGTTTGTAGAATGTGGATCTAATACAACAAGTTCATTAACATTAACTGATACAGATTATCCTATTCAAAAATGTATTGATGCTGATTTTGGAGTATCAGGTAGTTCACTTTATTCTTACATAGGATCTTGTGGAGGAGGAGTTACGGCTTCATCAGGATGTTCACTTTATTTATTATGTGGTGCGGATAGAGCTCCTTTAGCTGAGTTTTATTATGTAACATGTAGTGGAGCTCCTGTAACTGAAAGTGTTGGAAATACAGGAGGTGGATGTATAAGTCAAACTTTTGGAGATGAACCATATAGATGTATTACAGGAAGTATAACATTAGCTAATCCATATGGAAGTTATACTCTTATAAACTTACACTGTGGGTCTCCATCACCTTCACCAACTCCAACTTCTTCTTATAGTGCTAACATATATGCTAAGCTTGGAGCTAATACTACAAACCCAACAACAGCTAGTGTATACTATAGTATAGGTGGAGGAGGATCAGGATCATATACTTTATTAGGTAATATATGGGATGATACTTGTACTAACTTTGGAAATGTATCTGTACCAACAGGGTCTACTATTTATGTAGGTATAATGACTGGATCAGTAGGGGTAAACTTTCAAGCATCTAATACAGGATCTTGTTCAGGCCCAGGTGTTACTTTATTCTGTGGTACAGGAAGTGTCTACTCAGTAATAATGAATCAAAGTGAAAGTATATCTGTACAAGCTAAAGTAGTAGCAAATGTTTTAGCAACATGTTAATATAAATTATGCCAGCAATAACACATACAGGATCATTTAGTTTATCATTTCAAAATGAACATATTATTTATGAAAATGAAGTGCGCTGCATTGTTAAAGAAAGTGAATTTAATTTATCTTATAATCCATCATTAGTAACTGGTAGTTATGCTAGTGGTTCATTACGTAGTTTTGCTACAGGATCTGATTTTACCCCTTATGTAACGACTGTTGGATTATATAACGATAATAATGATTTATTAATGGTTGCAAAGTTAGGTAAACCAATTATGATTTCACCTGACACAGATATGACCTTTATAGTTAAATATGATACTTAAATAATTAAATTAATTTGTTATGAAATGGAAATATTGGGATATAATAAATTCCGAAGATAATTTTGGTTTTGTTTATAAAATTACAAACTTAACTAACGGTAAATTTTATATTGGTAAAAAGGTGTTTTGGAATAATAAAAAACACAAATTAACCAAAAAACAATTAGCCGAGCAAACAGGACCAGGCCGCAAACCAACTCATGAAACTATTCGCTCTGAAAGCGATTGGAAAACATATTGGGGCTCAAACAAACAACTTCTTGCTGATGTTAAAACATTAGGCGAGGATCATTTTGAATGTTTGATATTACAAGTTTGTAAAACAAAAAAACAACTTACTTATTACGAAATGCACTACCAATGCAAGTTTGAATGTTTAGTTTCTCCTTCATTAAGTTATAACGACAACATATTAGGGAAGTTCTTCTCTAAAGACTTGTTGTAGTCAAAGTAATTTCGTATATTACAAGTTATGGAAAATGCCGCTTTACTAGTTTTATTGGAATCCGTACTAGGTGCTAGCAACAAGACTAGTCGTGGCAACCATGCTTTTAAATGTCCGTTTTGCAAACACCATAAAAATAAACTCGAAATCAATTGCGTAACGGACGAAAAAAAACAAAATCCTTGGCATTGTTGGGTATGTGAGGCAAAAGGAAAAACCATTAGATCTTTATTTAAAAGCATTAAAGTACCCGCTAATAAAGTAGCGGAACTAAACCTAATCATTGTTCCTGGGGAAAAACGTGTTAAACAAGAAATTGGCACTATTGAATTACCTAAAGAATTTACCCCATTATATACTCAGATTGAAGATAAAATTGCTCAAATTGAGGCAAAACATGCTTTAAAGTTTTTAAAGAAACGTGGTATAACACAAGAAGATATCATTAAATATAATATTGGGTTTTGTCTTGATGGACCATATAAAGATAGAGTTATTGTTCCTTCATATGATGAAAATTCATCATTAAATTACTTTATAGCTAGAGCATATAAAGATGGAATACAAAAATATAAAAATCCTCCTACTGATGCTAAATCAGCTATTGGTTGGGAGTTATATATAAATTGGAACGCACCAATTATTCTTGTAGAAGGAGTATTTGATGCTTTAACAATCAAACGAAACGTAATTCCCTTGTTTGGGAAAATTATTCACGAGAAACTAATGAAAAAATTAGTACGCTCATCAGTTAATAGGATTTACATTGCACTAGATCCTGATGCTATTAAAAATGCTTTTAAACATGCTGAAATGCTAATGTCATATGGTAAAGAAGTATATTTGGTAGAATTAGATGGTAAAGATGCTAATGAAATAGGGTTTGAGAGGTTTTTAAACACGATTGAACAATCGCAACCTCTTGATTTCCAATCCCTATTAGCTAAAAAACTACAACACTTATGATTGACAAAAATGTAAATGTCATTAAAGACCCTAAAATTAAACGTATTGTTGAGTACACAGAAGACAACAAACAAATCAATGTACTAGACAGTAGGTTTTATAGGAGAAATGGCAAGTATTATCCTTCAGTAACCTCAATTCTAAATTATTTTCCTAAAAATCATTTCTTCCATTCATGGTTGAAAGATGTAGGACATAATTCAGATATTATTGCTGCTAAAGCAGCAGGTGAGGGTACTCAAGTACACACTGCAATTGATTCTTTCCTAAACGGAAATGAAATTACTTGGATTGACGAATTCGGAAATGCTAAGTATTCACTTGAAGTTTGGAAGATGATTCTTAAATTTGCTGAATTTTGGAATACACATAAACCAGAATTAGTAGCAACTGAATATCATTTATTCTCAGACAAATATGAGTTTGCTGGTACAGCTGACTTAATTGTTCGTTTTCAAGATAAATTATGGTTATTAGATATTAAAACATCTAATTCACTTCACACTGCTTATGATTTGCAGTTAGCTGCTTATGCTACAGCATGGAGTGAAACACACAATGAAACAATTGAAAAAACAGGTATATTATGGTTAAAAGCATCTACTCGTGGAGAGGGAAAAGGAGATAATGTTCAAGGAAAAGGATGGCAATTAAAAGTTGTAGATGATATTGAAAAGAACTTTAAAATGTTCCAAAATATTCAGGAAATTTACAAACTAGAAAATCCTGACTTTAAGCCTATGACGGAATTATTACCTATTTCTGTCAAAATTTCTCAGTAATATATACTATATTTATAGCTGAAAATTCGGAAGTAATGAATTATTATAACGAAACGTATCTAAGTATATAAACTCTTAGCGGATGCCTGTGCATCCGCTTTTTATTTTTAACTAAAACAAACCACATGAAAAAAACAGTCTTATCCTTGTTGTTCATGATGCTTGCCTTTGTTGGATTTGGCCAAATTACCACTTCCGCAATTTCAGGTATCGTAACTAACGAGAAGAAAGAAGTGTTGGTAGGTGCATCAATCCATGCAACTCACCTTCCAACAGGAACGCAGTACACTGCTACTGCAAACAAATCTGGTGTGTATGTTTTACCTGCAGTTCGTGTAGGTGGACCTTACACAATTCATGCCTCTTTTGTAGGATACAAAATGGGCGAAATTACAGAAGTTAACACACAGTTAGGTTTAACATCTAACGTTGACTTCGTTTTGATTGATGAAGTGAAAGCTCTTAAAGAGGTAGTTGTAACTGGTGGTCGTAACAGTATCTTCTCTAAAGAAAGAACTGGTGCCGCTCAACAATTTACTCGTAGAGAATTAACTTCAATTCCTATTACAGGAGCTAGAACAATTGATGGTATTACCAAGTACAATCCATTTGGTAATGGTAACTCATTCGGCGCTCAAGACAGCCGTATGAACAACTTCACTATTGACGGTTCTCAGTTTAACAACAACTTTGGATTAGGATCTTCAGCACAAGCTGGTGGCCGTACAGGTGCTTCAGCAATCTCACTTGACGCTATTGATCAATTACAAGTTAACGTAGCTCCATTTGACATTCGTCAATCTGGATTTACAGGTGCTGGTATTAATGCTGTAACACGCTCTGGTACTAATGACATTGAAGGTAGTGTTTACCAAACACAACGTGATAACTCTTCACGTTATGTAGGTAATAACGCTCGTGGTACTACAGTTACAGCAGCTAAATTTGATGAAAAAGTACAAGGTTTCCGTTTAGGTGCTCCAATTATCAAGAACAAATTATTTATTTTTGGTAACTATGAGCAAATTGAAAGAACAGAACCTGGTACCACTTGGATTTCAGCTGGTTCACCTTTAGCTGGTAGTCAAGTATCTCGTGTTAGATATTCTGCTATGGATTCACTTTCTAAATTCATGCAGTCTAAATTTAACTACACAACTGGTCCATGGGAGGGGTACTCAAATGTAAATTCATCTAATAAATTTCTCATTCGTGCTGATTGGAACATCGATGCTAAGAACAAACTTACTGCTCGTTATGTTCACCATAACTCATCAGCTGAGATAAACATTTCTAACTCTCAATCAGCAGGTGCTGGTAATCGTACCACTCAATTTAACGCTATGTCGTTTAAAAATAGTGGTTACATCATCCAGGATAACACTCGTTCAGCTGTATTGGAATTAAACTCTAAAATCTCTAACACTTTACACAATAGCTTAATCGTTTCTTATGATAAGCAAATTGAAGATAGAGCTTATTTGAGTAATATGTTCCCTACAATTGACATTCGTGAAGGTTCTGCTACCTACACTTCTGTAGGTTTTGATCCATTTACTCCTGATAATAAGTTGAATTATTGGACATTTAATGTAACTAATAACATTACAAAATATGCTGGTAAGCATACAATAGTACATGGTATTAATTTCCAACAATACCAATCAAACAACTTGTTCTTCCCAGCATCTAATGGTGTTTATATTTTTAATAGTTTGAATGACTTCTATACTGCTGCTAATCAATCATTAGCTGCTAATGGAGCTCCTTCAACTTTTGCACCTGCACGTTTTCAACTTCGCTATTCAGCTTTACCAGGTGGTATTGCACCAATGCAAACTTTAAAATCCACTAGAACTGACATCTATATTCAAGATGAATATAATGGATTTAAAAATTTAAAGTTA